GCTCCGCGCAAGTTGGCTCCGCACAAGACGGCTTCGCGCAAGACGGCTTCACGCAAGTCGGCTTCGTACAGTATGGCTTCGTACAAGTCGGCTCTGCGCAAGTCGGCTTCGTACAGTTTGGCTCCGCGCAAGTCAGCTCCGCACAAGACGGCTTCGTGCAAGTCAGCTTCGCGCAAGTCGGCTCTGCGCAAGTCGGCTTCGTACAGTTTGGCTCCGCGCAAGTCAGCTCCGCACAAGACGGCTTCGTGCAAGTCAGCTTCGCGCAAGTCGGCTCCGCGCAAGTCAGCTCCGCACAAGACGGCTCCGCGTTTATTTAAAAGCTCAAGTGCGATTTTTAAGCTGTCGGCTTCAATTTCTTGTAACGCTTTATCTTTATTCCATGATTTTATTTGGATTAGCATTTGTTTTTCCTTTTTACCGAGGCTTTCGCCCCGGTGCGGTATGATTATTTCTTGGCTTTGGGGGCAACTATTTCAAGCGATGGCGTTCCGGGTTTTTCGGTAATTACTTCGTTGATGATTTTTTTATATTTCTCCGGCAGGGAGTCGTATTCTTTTTTGACAATCGCAGGTTTCCAATTTACGAGCCGTTCGGCAAGAATTTTGCCTTCAACGCCGCCAAGTTTTTCAATTTTGGTAAGGGCCGCGTCAACGGCGTCTTTATCGGCCATTGTTCGATTGAGTTTGAAAACGACTTTCAGCTTAAAACCATTTCTGAGTTTGACGTTGTTTGTGCCTTCATCCGTTTGAATTTTGTCAGGATACCAAGCGGCAATAGCGGCAAGACGAAGATTCAGTTCATTTTCTTTTGCGTTGGCAAGAGCTTTGTCGGCGGCTTCCCAAGCTGCGAGGATGGATTCTTTTGTTTCCTTTTTTGCGAACGGGTTTAATCCCTGAAGCGTCATTTTCATTCTCCTTTTTAAGTATTTATCTCAAAATCCCGTACTGTGATTTCCTTTTACGCCTCATTTTTAGGCAAGTCAAGAAAAAAATAGGCTAATTTTCCGCTTGACAAGATTTTTTTTCCGGTTTAAGGTTTCGGCAAATTCTTATAAAGGAGAAAAAGGACAATGCCCGATTTTGAAAAAGATAAACCTGGAATATGGTATACAGACACCATGCGTCGTTTGCAAGTCAGACCTAAGCGCATGTCATTTGCCCAAATCGCCGAGGAAACCGGACTGGAAGCCGACTGGATACGGCATTTCGCCAATGGCCGCATACCGCAACCCTCCGTAAATCGCATCGAGGTATTACGTAATTATTTCATATCAAAAAAAATCGGCTGAACAATAAAACAGGAGAAAAACCATGTTCAGTCGAATCCCCGCAGAAATGCGGAATTATCGGCAATGGGTGTGCTGGCGCTTAGAGGATCACACGAAAATTCCCTACTGTGCCCACACGGGGCATCTCGCCAGCGTAACCGATCCTTCAACCTGGGCGAGCTTCGATGAAGCAAGTTTTGTTGCGCGGGCTTATTCCGGTATCGGGTTCGTTCTCACGGAGCAAGATCCGTACACCTGTATTGATTTGGACGATCCGGGCGACGAATTTACGGAAAAAGAAAACGAAGAAATTTTAGAGCGGCAAAAGAACGTATTGGAGATATTTAACAGTTACTCCGAGCGGTCACAGTCCGGGAAAGGCTTGCATATTTGGATTAAGGGCAAGGTGCCGAGCGGTCGGCGGCGATCCTGTATCGAGGTTTACAGCTCCGCTCGCTACATGGCAATGACCGGAGATGTTTTTGAGAACAAACCAATAGAGCCCCGGCAAGCGGAATTATCCAAATTGTGGGAACAAATGAGCCGGGGACCGGATAAACAAATCTATGATGGCAACGCGCCGGAAAGGGAAAGCGATGCGGATATCATACAGCGAGCCTATAACGCCGCAAATGGAGAAAAGTTTGCAAGCCTTTTTAAAGGAGAATGGCAAGGATTTTACCCAAGCCAAAGTGAAGCTGATTTCGCCATTATTGATATTATTGCGTACTACACACAAAACAGAATTCAAATCGCCCGAATTTTTCGTAGTTCGCAGTTAGGCCAGCGGAAGAAGGCACAGCGTAACGATTATGTGGATAGGATGATAACCCGATCCCTTGACCGTCAGCTTCCACCTATCGACCTGGACGGTATCAAAAATCAACTTTCCGCGCACCTTGCAACGATCACCACTCCCGCTTGCACTATCGAGCCGATTGCCGAGCACAACCCGTACACGGTCCCGCCCGGGCTCCTGGGTGACATCGCCAGGTTTATATACGCGGCAGCTCCGCGCCCGGTTCCTGAGATTGCCCTTGCTGCTGCAATTGGATTAATGGCCGGGATATGTGGCAGGGCTTACAATGTATCGGGCACCGGCCTGAATCAATACATTCTCCTGCTTGCCACAACCGGAGTGGGCAAAGAGGCAATGGCCAACGGGATAGGCCAGCTTGCCGCCGCAATACAGCAAACGGTCCCTTCTGTGATTGATTTTCTCGGACCCGCCGAAATAGCATCGAGCCGTGCCCTTATAAAATATTTTGCCGAATCAAAAACCCGTTCTTTTGTTTCGATCCTGGGTGAGTTCGGAATTTTTCTCTCTCAAATGAATTCGAGAAGCCAAGATTCAAATATGAAAGGGCTTCGCCGCGTATTTCTCGACATCTACAACAAATCAGGTAACACCGACGCGCTCAGACCTGTAATCTATTCGGATAAGATTCAAAATGTGCCGAGCATCGCTTCCCCGGCGCTAACGCTTTTGTGCGAGTCCACACCGGAAGAATTTTATAAGGCGTTGGACGAATCGTTAATTTCGCAAGGTCTTGTTCCGCGTTTTCAAATTATTGAATATTACGGTAAGCGGCCTGAATTGAATCCCAATCATACCAGCGTATTTCCTGACGCTAGACTTATCGAACAATTGGCCGGGTTATGTCAGCAATCCTTACTACTCAACGGAGGAAATAAAGTTATCAACGTGTCTTTTACGTCGGAAGCTGAAAAACTTTGCAGAGAGTTTGATAAATTTTGCGATGCCGAAATAAATAAATCCGATAAAGAAGTATTTCGGCATATCTGGAATAGAGGGCATATCAAAGTTTTAAAATTAGCCGGATTAATCGGTGTTGGTATAAATCCATACGCTCCTGTTGCCGACGAATGTTCGGCTAAATGGGCGATTGATATAATTAAGGCCGATGCCCACAATTTAATGCGAAGGTTTAACGACGGAACCGCCATTGGAACGGAATGCAATCGCGCAGTAGATTTAATTAGAGACACTATAAAAAAGTTTGTAACTACTTCAAATCGTATAATTTTAAGGACTCGGGGACAGAGAGAAGCGAGCCTGCACATGGAACATTTATTACCGCATAGATACATTCAGCAAAATATTTCGAGGTCTATAAAAAACAACGATTTAATTTCCGGCATTAAAGTGTTGATTAGCAATGGTGAATTAATTGACGCCGACAATACAGTTAGAGACTATGTAAAAAGAAAATATGGTTTTGAATGTTTTAAAGCTGGTTTGTACGTTGTCGATTCGTCACTGTTTATGTAAATAAAAAAACCCGCCGAAGCGGGTTAGCGATCTTTGAAAATTGAATATTTATTTGTCGATTCCCCCTTTGGCAAGTTTTTCGTTGATTGCTTTAATCACCCATTCCCGGATCTGAACGCCTTCTAGTGCGGCGGCTATTCTGACTTGCTTGTGCAGGTCTGCCGGGATATCTTGGAGCCTGGCGGTTTCTTTCATCGGATTATTCCCCCGTTGGCATAGATAGGTAATAATTAACAATCTCCTGCGTTCCTTCGGACAAAATAATATGATATTTATTTTTAGCATACCATTCCGATATGCCCCATTTTCCAGTAATAGCCCTACCGGCTCCCATCCAATCAGCTACCATTTCCTTAGCATATTTTCTCGGCATGTCGATCGGCTTCGCGGGTCCATCGTCCTCTCTGAGTAGCCAATGTTGCCAGTGGTGCGGATTCCGATGCTGATGTTTGAGCCATGCTGCATCGAATTCCCTAATACCCATTTCGGACCTTGGTTTATACGGACCGCCGTAAAAATAGTCGGCGTATGGGAAAAACTCTGATGGCCTGAACTTTGATAAATCATGAGTAAAGCATCTCCACAGCGAAACTCCTAATTTCCTTCCAGCCACAATCACCCAAAATTTGTGTCTGACAACATACCAAAAATATTTTAAGTAGCTCATGCTCCCCTCTCCTCTAATTTGCCGTTTAACCGCCGTTCGTTCATTTTATTTTCCTTTCGGTTTGGGTTCGTTGCTGTCTTGATTACAATATTAGCACTATTGACATTAGTGCCAAGAACAAAATGAGTGAATGAAAGGTGAATGTACAAAATATTTTAATTAGAGACACCTGAGACACTTTTAACGAGAACCTTAACGATATTTCGTAATGTAGATAGGAATAGTTCGTATATCCTTGTAACCTATTGAAATTACTCATGTAGATATGTAGGAAGTATGTAGATGGCTAAGTACTTGAAATCATTAATGTAGGAGTGTAGATAGGTTTTTTACAAATATGCTAAGGAGTAAAATAACTGTAGTATTTTACCACACACGCACGAGGGGGTTTAGAACTAGTATCTACAGTTATCTACTATCTACATATAATAATATCAATAACTTACAAATCTACAAACTTAACCCACTTATCTACTAACCTCAACCCTCTTACAAATTAGGAGCGTCATGAAAATCTGTGAGAATTGCGAGCATTACGTGTATTATCATTGGTGTTTGCGTTGGGATGTGCCCGTTGATAGAGATTGCACTTGCCAGCATTTTAAGGAGCGTTTAAAAATTGAGATAGAAAGGATCAAAAATGATAACACCTGAATACCTGGCTAAGAGTGGATCGGAGCACGGAGAGCAAACGGCCCTGTTTTGTTGGTGCCGCCTAAATGTGGGCAAATACCCCGAACTCGGCTTACTATTTGCCATACCTAACGGAGGATCGCGAGGTAAGGCTGAGGCTGGTCGATTAAAAGCAGAGGGTGTAAGGTCGGGTGTAAGCGATTTAATGCTTCCAGTGGCACGTGGAGGCTATCACGGGGCATTTGTCGAGATGAAGCGGCCCGGACAGAAAGCGAGCAACGCGCAACTTGAATGGGGCAGGCTCGTTACCGATCAGGGATACGCTTTTATTGTTTGCGATAATTGGTCAAAAGCCGCACAATTTTTAACGGATTATTTATTTAATTATATCAAACGTTCAAAATAACGCTTTACTTTAATGTTTCAACGTTGTAATTTGTGAATAACTCTAACGTAGAAAGGATTAAAATGAATCTTGAAAATTTGCATGTTGTCAGGGACGCAGAAATTAATTTTTGGGAAGCGATTAGGACGTTTGCCCTAATCTGCATGCGTCATGAGGAACCGACTGAGGCGATACACGCAATTAATCTTTGCCTCGAAGCCATTAAAACGGCAGTTGTTATTCGTGAGCTTGGCGCTGGTATCGAAAAACTTAATAACGTTTGTAAAGGGGCCTAATATGAGCGAATTCTTGTGCAAGAATGGACATTTGGTTAGTCCTGGACAATTATGCGACGAATGCGGCGGCGGTGTGTATACGATGGACGGTATGACGGAAGCTCATCTTCGAGCCGCTGAAAAGGAATGTTGGGATTTTGAAGATTTTGACGAAGAAGACTAAACGAGTTAAATGCCCGGATTGTAGACGCTATCGTTTGATAGCGTCTAATTCTATTTCCGTGCGTTGCCAAAAGTGCGCGAATATGCGAAATGCTTACGACCGGATCGGGAGAAAAAGAAATGAATCGATACTTGAAAACCAGACGGCAGAAAAGGCGTGAAACAATTTGGTTATTGATTTTGGCGGCGTTGCTTACAATAGCGTTTGCCGTTACCGGCCATTTTGATTATGAGGAAGCGGTTTCGAAAACTAAAATTACGAATGCCGCAAAATAATTCTTGACAGTTAGAATCGAAGCTGTATTTTGAAAGGGACATTTAAGTTAACCTACTCACGAAAGGAAGATTATGGCTAAGAAAAAGGAAAAGATCGAAGTACCTGAAGTAACGTTTGACGAGGTATTGCTAAAGGAAGTTGTTGACGCAACGTTGGCAACCGGATTTTTGTACGCCGCTCCTGGACCGCTTCAAGCGTTGGCTGATCTCGAATACGTTGAAATCAATGCTGATTTCAAGGACGCCGACGGTAATGTTGGAGCCAGGGCGACGCAAAAAGGAATTGATTTTATTAACGGTTCGAACGTTAATAAAGCTCCGATCGAAGCTGGCGAAGTTGTCGAATCTTTGGACGTTCCCACCGGCTTTGACGTTACCAATTCTATTTCAAAAGGCGAATACACGATTGCAACGGTCGCTTTTCCGGGATCGAGACGAACCGGGCGCTCTGCCAAAACGGTTTATCCGTTCGATGACCTCGAAGCCGGCCAGTCTTTTTTTATCGCTGCCGAGGAAGGTCAGACTGCCGCTGACGTACAGAAAAAGTATGTTTCTACGGTAAGCTACGCGACCTCCCGCTTTGCTGTGCCGATTGAAGGCGTAACCAGAATTCGAAAGCTTCGTAATGGCGCGACGTCCGAAGTTCCCAAAAAGGAGGCCACTCGTCAGTTTAAAATTCGCGCGGTTGCAGACGGCGCTCCCTGGGGCAAAGCCGGAGTTGTTGGCGCTGGTGTTTGGCGCGTGAAGTAACAATTTTCGGAGCGGCGCCGGAATATAGAGCAACCGCTCCGAATTTTTAAAAAGGACTGATATGAATAAGTTTGCTATTTACGATAAAGCCAAAAGGGTTATTTTGAGTTGCAAAACTTCGGAGCAATTACCGATGGCTGAAAAATTCGTGAAGATAGCGCAAAGACGGCTTGAAACTTTTGACAAATCGAAGTTTGCAACCGAGGCTTATTGGTCGCTATCCGAAATGCTGCTATTGAAAACAAACGAGCTTAATCCTCCGGTTGCCGTTGAGTTTCCGTCTGGAATTAACTTTTGTCAGCCTAGAGATCCGTCTTATTTGCAGCAGGGCGGTATTTACGGTATTTACGGTATTTACGGTATTTACGGTATTTACGGTATTTACGGTATTACGCCGGGCTTATTTGGGGCGTTTCCTATATTTTAAGCTCACCTGTGAGGGGCCACAGAATGATCGAGCCGTTCGGAATTGTCCGAACGGTTTTTTTTTTATTTTTATCTTGACAATACCAAAAATAAGTGAATGATATGAGTCTAATCTACCCAATGCCAGGCAGATTGTTGGAAATTCTAGGGTCTGCCCGGCCTACCCCTGTACTAAAGTTTGCGGAGCTATCTAATGATCGGATTTGTTAACGGCTTTGATATTCGTAAATACGCTACCGATTCACAGCATGAAACCAAAATAGCGTCTATGACGGCTTTTATTTATTCCAAGATTATGATTCCAACGCCACATGCAATTGACGTATTTATTCGTCAACGTGCTCCACAAACTCCCCTTACCGGGCAAATGTTCATTGACGCTAAAAATAAGTACGCTATCGGTGAAATGGGTTTGTTCGTTTTAATGGCGCTAATTCAAAACGATACGATGTACGGCACTAAAGGCATAGGCGCAAAGCTTCATAATCCCGGAAATATTGGCAATGATGACGAAGGCAATACGAGAGAATACGGAACATGGGAGAACGGTGTTGACGCCGTTGCTAAATGGCTGGATAATCACAGAGTGAAAGCATAAACATTATGGTCGATATGGAAAATGGCGGTAAATGCGGTTCACATTCGGGAATTCTCGAAGCTGTAACGGAACTAAAAAAGGATCGTGATACGTTATTCCGAAAGATTGAGCATTTGCAATATACCGCCATTAGCCTTTTGATAGCGGTTATTGCTGATATTTTAACTCGTATTTATATGCACGCTCCAAAGTGAGAATTTAACAACATTTGAAAAGGAAAGTTATGAAACGTATCATTTCGTGTTTGTTTGTTGTGGTTATGTTGGCCTTTGCGATGATCGGTTGCGCCGGCTTTCTTCAGTGGTCGCCGGAAGCACAAACTAAACTCGACACGTTCGGAGTTTGGGCAGATAAGTATATCGGCGGGGCCATGAACGAAGCGCCGTTACTTATTAAGATCGCTGAAGGTTTCGTTGGAAGCACTCCCGAGACAAAGGCGGCAAGTTTGGCGGTAGATAGCGCTAAAGAGGCTCTTGGAGTCTATCATGCTGCGGTCGTAATCGGATCGGCTACCGATATTGCAACCAAAGAGGCGGACCTTCTCAAAGCCGTTGACCAGGTTAATTCAACAGTCGGAACCGTCAAAGCGATAATCAAGGCGGTTGACGGGGCTTCGGTGGCAACCTTGGCGGTCCCTACTCAGTAGACCTCGGCGAGCCCTGGGGTCAGGTGTTTGACTGGCCCTGGACCGGCGTTGATGGTTTTGGCGTTGGTTGCAGCGTTGACGGGCCGGGCGGATTGGCGGCACATTACACGGTGAGGTTTTGAGATGAAGTTTAGGTGTCTATTCGGCCATGAATTCAAGGGTGTCCACCTGTTCCCGCATAGGCAATGCGGAACCTGCTTCTCACCGTCATTCGGCTGTCCGATGGGTTGGAAAGTCTGTATGCGCTGCGGAAAGGCTGAAGGATATGGGAGCCACGGGAAACTTACTGTGATTCCGGATTCATGCCAGAACCAGATATCCTTTATGCGGATTGGAACGAATTACAAAGGACGGTTTAATAAGCCGTAAGGATCTGGTTTTAAGATGATTGCTTTGGGCATCGAGGGCGGTTTCGCCGCTACGGAGTGGCTTGAGAAACATGAGGTGGGTAAGACCTGCCCACAGCCGAGCGACCTGGACCCAAAGCAATCTTTCTTGAGGAGATTTTAGGATGGAAACGATAACTGTTTGGATACTCTCTGCATTGCTCGGCAATCTGGATCAGGATAAGCTGATATGGGTGATTGCTGTACTTGCAGCACTATATGCCTTTGAGCAGGTCATTGCTTCGCTGTCCTGGGTCAAAGCCAATAGCACCTGCCAACTTATATTTGACATTCTAAATGCGTTGTATGCTAAGTTCAGTAAGATCATTAAAGTTTTTGTTGTTTTGCTAACAGTGTTGGCTTTGCTGCTGGTATTTGCAACGCCGCAAAGTTACGCCAAACGAGCCGGACGAGACGGTGTTATACGAACGGGCGGGCATTTTCCAAAAATTCCAATTCCGCCGCCCCCTATTCCACCGCCGAAGCCGGTAAAACCAAGTGGATTTATAAAGTGAAATGAAATGCAATTTCCAGCAATTGAATTCGAAAATGAATCCGAACTGAAAAGGCAATTTGCTGAGGTATGGTTGACGTTACCCGACGATCCTTTCAAAGCTGCTTGCAATCTTTTCGGTTCGGATTATGGTAAAGCTTCTTTTGTCGCTCAAAAGTGGGTTATTGATCCTGAAGTTTTAGCGTTTACAAAGGCGATATTAAAAGAGCGAGGACCAAAAGCATTTTTGCCCACAAAGGAAGATTTAGCGCACAAGGTATTTAAGAGCGCCGAAAATGCGTTTGAAGACAAAGACAAAGCTACTCTTTATAAACTGTATGCTGAAATAATGGGATTTATTGAAAAGCCGATCAAAATTGATCCTATACAGGTAGAGCATACGGTTTATAATATGACGGATGAACAACTTGACAAACGCATTGCCGATCTTGCAACAAAAACAGGAATTATTGGCGCTATTGCAGGAGAAGCAACGGCGACAGAAGACGCGCAAGATTGAAAGTTTTTATCCTGATACGGGACCGTTGAGGCGTGAATTATATGTCAAACACCTTGAGTTTTTCAGACGCGGAGCCGTTGACCGTGAACGTTTGTTGCTCGCGGCTAATCGTGTTGGGAAGACTGAAGGGGTTGGAGCATACGAAACAACTCTTCATCTTACAGGGGCTTACCCGGAATGGTGGGAAGGAAGGCGCTTCAATCACCCGGTTGACGCCTGGGCCGCAGGGGACACGGGAAAGACCACCCGTGATATCATTCAGTTTAAATTGTTGGGGCCGGTGAATGAAATCGGAACGGGGCTTATACCGAAAGATAAAATCGTTGGAAGACCGCTGTCAAAGGCCGGTATTCCTGACGCTTTTGAAATCGTTAGAGTTAAGCACGTTTCGGGCGGGGTTAGCACGCTCACACTCAAGAGCTACGACCAGCGACGAGAGGCGTTTCAGGGAACTGAACGTGATGCAATCTGGTTGGATGAGGAACCCCCGCTTGCGATTTACACTGAATGCCTGCTTAGAACTATGAAAACGGGAGCATTCGACGGCGGGATAATTCTTTGCACGTTTACGCCGTTAATGGGATTATCCGAGGTTGTGTTGATGTTTTTACCGGGCGGAAAGCTGCCAACGGATGAACGAGGCTAAATGTCACGATCCGTTATTATGGCCACATGGGAAGACGCTCCGCACTTGTCCAAAGCTGAACGCGATGAATTGTGGGCAAGTATACCGCCGCATCAACGCGATGCAAGATCGAAAGGCATTCCCCAACTTGGATCGGGGGCGATTTATCCGGTTTTGGAAAGTGAGATAACCGTAAATGATTTTAAAATTCCGGAATACTGGCCGGTTGCGTATGCGCTCGATGTCGGATGGAACAAAACGGCGGCGGTATGGCTTGCATGGGATCGGCAAACAGATACGGTATACCTCTGGTCGGAATACTACAAAGGCAACGCTGAGCCTGTTATTCACGCGCAAGGAATCAAAGCGAGAGGCGATTGGATGCCGGGCGTTGTCGATCCGGCAAGCCGAGGACGCAATCAGAAGGACGGTACAAAGCTTTTTGACGAGTACCGTAATCTTGGCCTTTATTTGTTCAATGCGGATAACGCTGTTGAAGCTGGAATCTATAAGGTTTGGATGCGCCTTTCAACGGGTCGCCTCAAGGTTTTTAAAAGCTTGCAAAACTGGCTTGCGGAGTATAGGATTTACAGGCGTGACGAAGACGGCAAAGTCGTTAAAGATTTCGATCATTTGATGGACTGCACACGATACGGTATTGCAACAGGTTTAAACATGGCGATAACGCGGCCATTTGACGAAGACGACGAGGACTTACCGAATAGTCGTAAAGGAGCGAGTGAAATTGGGGGCTATTGATCCTAATCCGATGGTTCAACAACCGAGCAGCGTAATACAGCAGCCGCAAGAGCTTCCTGTTTCCATTCAAATCCCGGAGCCGGACGTTGCCAGGGAAGAATATGTTCCTAAACCTCTTGAAAAACTGCATGGTTATATCGACAGCGTTAATATCGCCGAGGGATTAGAGGAAGAATTTCTCAACACGCTCGCGGCTAAAGTAGTGCGGGAATTTGAGATTGACGAAGGCTCCCGCGAGGAATGGAAAAAGAACACTGATAAGGCGATGAAAGTCGCCCGGCAAGTTATTGAAGAAAAAAACACTCCCTGGGCCGGAGCCGCGAATGTCAAGTATCCACTCATCACTATTGCCGGTATTCAATTTGCGTCAAGGGCCTACGCGGAAATTATCAAGGGAAACGACGTTGTAAAATGCAAGATTAAAGGCGAAGACCCTACCGGGGAAAAGTTCAAAATAGGCACTAAAGTAGCTCACCATATGTCGTGGCAATTCACCGAGGAAATGGAGGATTGGGAAGAAGACACCGATAAGCTTCTTCACGTTCTTCCAATTGTGGGTTTTCTTTATCGTAAAACGTACTATTCGCCAATTCTTCAGCGTAATGTTTCCGAAATGGTTTTACCTGACGTAGCGGTTTGCCATTATAAAACAAAAAATCTTCAAACTTGCCGACGTTTCACCGAAATTCAAACGTATTTTAAGAACGATATACAAGAGTTTGTATCGTCGGGCCAATGGATTGATCCTAAAATTGAAACGCTCGTTTCCGATCCTGAACACCCCGAAGACGATGACCCGCCTTACGAATTTCTTGAGCAGCACCGATATATCGATCTTGACGACGATGGTTACGCTGAGCCGTATATTGTAACGGTTCATAAGCAAGGGCTCAAAACTGTTCGTATTGTGGCGCGTTTCGATGAAAAGGGAATTATAACCGATGGCAAAAGGGTAATAAAAATTGTTGCCGATCAATACTACACCAAGATTCCTTTTATTCCCGCGCCTGACGGATCATTCTATGATATTGGCTTCGGCGTACTTCTCAACGCTATTAATGAGTCAGTCAATACGCTTATTAATCAATTGCTCGACAGTGGAACATTGTCGAATACTAGCGGTGGGTTCATTGCTAACGGGATTCAATTAGGAAAAGGCAAAACGGGAGGAACGGTTACATTCAAGCCCGGAGAGTGGAAGCAAGTTATGGCTTCCGGAGGAAATTTGAAAGATTCCTTTTTTGCCGTTCCTGTTCGTGATCCTTCGGCGGTTTTGTTTCAGCTTTTGGGAATGTTGATTGAAGCTGGAAAGGATATGTCGAGCACTCAGGATATCATGTTGGGTAAAGCCCCGCCTGCCAATACTCCCGCTGCAACCAGTATGGGCATGATCGAGCAAGGGCAGCAAGCCCACAGTGCAATACATAAGCGTATTTATCGGGCCTTCAAACGGGAATTCAAACGTATTTTTGCGCTTAATGTAAAGTACGGTCAGCCAAAAGTAGAATTTAATTTTAAGGATGAAGGCGAAACGGTATTTGATCGAGACTATAAGCATGGGGGTTTTGACATCGTTCCGGTTATGGACCCGGAGCTTTCCAGCGATATGCAACGTATAGCCCGTGCTCAAGCGTCAATGCAAGTATCCGGCAGGCTCCATGTCAAGGAAGATGCTTTGACCGAGCTTTTTCTTGAGGCCGTTAATCCTGAGAATAAAGCCCGGATAATGATGAACGATGAAGAAAAACTAAAAGCCATGCCGCCGCTACCAATATTGCAGCTTCAGCTTGAACAGGAAAAATTGAAAGTATTGCAAGCCGAGCTTCAGATAGAAGCCACAAAAATTCAGGCACAAACGCATAAATTTGAAGCCGACGCAATATTAGCACTTGCAAGAGCCAAAGACATAGGAGATAGTGATTCCGTCGAACGTTTAGAGATGTTTCTAAAAGGATTAGACGCCGAGCGAGCGAGACAGCATCAAATGGAAGTACAGCAGCAACAGGCGGCAGCGCAAGCGGAACAGGTAAAAATGCAGCAAAAGGGAGCGCCGGGTAAATGATCGAGTCTCAAGCTGAATTTGATGATTGGCGGACTTCTCCGGTAGGCCGGAAATGGTTTAAAATGGTGGCTCAGATGCGCGAAGATATGAAAGACGTACTTGCGGGCGGAGGAACGCTAAATAGCGTCTCCATTGAAGCCACGGCCATGCAGACGGCCTATACTGTCGGAGGTATCGAGGCAATTACTAAAATTCTGGAATACAAGGTATAGGGGGAATGATGGAAAGCGAGCTTATAGGATTTAATCCGGTTGAATTCAAGGTACTTATTAAACTCGATAAGGTAGAGGAAACCACTTGCAGCGGCCTTATTATTCGGCCTGACACCGTAAGGGACCGGGAACAAATTGCGCAGGAGCGCGGAACGATTGCAGCGGTGGGGGGCCGGGCTTTTGAGGACTTCGGAGAGCCAAAGCCCAAAGTCGGGGATAGAGTTGCGTTTTCGAAGTATGTTGGTGCGACCATGAACGACGCCGGAGATCGCTCTCAATTGTGGCGAATAGTTAACGACAAAGACATACATGGTATTTTTGCAAAGGAATAAAAGTCATGGCAGACGAACTTGAAGACAAAGTAATAGACGATCTTCCGATCATTCCGATCATTCCGGTTGATGAAGAAACGCCGGATTTGCCAGTTGAAGATTTGCCAGTTGAAGATTTGCCTGAAGACGTTGACCGCGCTAGACGAATGGGCTGGATACCGAAGGAAAGCTTTAAGGGCGACCCTGCCAAATGGCGACCGGCAAAAGAGTTTCTTGCACGCGGGGAACAAGAATTACCCATTCTTCGGGAGAGATACAAAAAGGTAGATACCGCGCTGGAAAAAACTCAGGCCGAGCTTAAAGCCATTAAGAACAACATGGACGAATTTGTCAAGTTCACCCGTGCGGCTGCACAACGCGAGTCCGAGGCGCGAATAGCCGAGCTTGAAGCGGCCAAAGACGATGCTTTTGATAAAGGCGACAAAGAAGCCTTTATTGAGGCCGACAAAGCTTTGAAAGAAATCGAAACGAAAAAGCCGGAAACGCCTACGCCAACGGACGTTCCAGCAATGACCGAGGCCGAGTTTAAAACCTGGCTTACCGAAAATAGTTGGTACGGAAAAGATTCCGATATGACCGACGAAGCCGACCTTATCGCCGAAAAAATTAAACGGCGGACGGCAAGAGAAAACGGTACAGCACTGGTCGGAGCTCCGCTTCTCGAACAGGTTGTTTCCGAGATCCAAAAACGATTCCCCGAAAAATTTACAAACCCGAACCGGCAACGTCCGGGGGCGGTTGGTTCAGCCGGGGGAAATCGAACTGATTCACCTGGGGGCAAACGGGGAAAATCTTTTTCCGATCTTCCCCGGGAGGCGCAAATTTCTTGCAATAATTGGGTGTCTATGGGTTTGGGAACAAGGGACGAATACCTTAAAGATTACGACTGGAGTTAGCAATGTCAGCTACAACAACGGCACGGCCAAGGCAAAATGCGTCAAATAGATCTTCCCGAATACCTTTAGGGGTAATTCGGCAGCGTTTGAGTCTTACCAAGGAAAAGGAACAGGAGATGAAGTTCCGGGGCGTTGTTCCGAGATGGATCAACGACCGGGGAGACAGGCTTTCCGATGCTCAACGCGGGGGGTACTCTTTTGAAAACGATCCTTCAGTGGGCGCGGCAGTCGGAACGGCAGGAACCAACGATGTTGGAGCAAAACCGGGAATCGACTCCCGAATAAGCCGTGTTGTGGGCACCGATGAATCGGGAAAACCTATCCGTGCTTATTTGATGACGATCCCCAAAGAATTTTTTGATGAAGATCAGGCAGCAAAAGCAGACGCAATCACCGAGAAGGAAAAAGGGATGCTGAGAGGCTTGGACGAAAAAGGAAAGCCTCTTGTTGAGGGAACCTATATCCCCGCTTCTGGCGGGCCAAAGATCGAATATCGTGAAACTGAATAGGATTTATCATGGCAAATAACAATACGCCTTTCGGGTTGAAACCGATCAAGAATTTGCTCGGGGCACCTTGGAATGGCCGAACAATGATGGTGCAGATTGCCGCCGGGTATAATCAGGCGCTCGGCGTCGGGGATGCCGTAATATGGGTCGGTACAGCCGAAGCCGGGGGTCATTACCCCACCGTGCAGCTTGCCACGGCGGGCAGCACGAATAAGATTTTGGGAGTTATTGTTGGTTTCGAACCGGCTTTTGGAACAACCCCGAATCTGAATCTTAATTACCATTTGGCGCAAACCGATCAATACGCTTACATCGTTTTGGCGACGGACGCCATTTTTGAGATTCAGGCTTCCGCTGACGCGGTGATCGGTGCAACGATTTCAGGGCTTAACGCGAACCTGATTTATACCAATGCGGTGAACACTGTAACCGGGCTTTCAGGAGCCGAGCTTGATACCGCTACGACTCCGAGCGCCGATGCAACAAAGCAGCTTACGATAATTGGCGCGGTTGATCGAGCGGATAATGACATCGCTTCGGTTAATTCGAAATGGCTTGTTACAATCAATCTGCCTTCCCTCTTTCCCGGCATAGCTGGCGTGTAAAGGAGATAACATGGGCGTTATCAATACCGGCGCTATTGCTAAAGCATTATGGCCGGGCGTAAACAAGTTTTTTGGAATGGGCTATAACGAGTTTCCCGCGGAATGGCCCGACCTTTTTGACACTGAACCTTCAACCAAAGCTTATGAAGAAGATGTGTTGGTTCCCGGCTTCGGGCTCCCCACCATTAAGCCGCAAGGGTCGCCGATCACGTATGACGGACATCAGCAAAGTTGGGTTGCTCGTTATACGCATGTTACCTGGGCCACAGGTTTTATAATTACCCGTGAGGCGATGGAAGACAATCAGTATGAAAAGCTTGCTTTTCAGCGAGCCAAAGCTATTGGTTTTTCAATGCGCCAGGGTAAGGAAATCAACGCGGCCAATATTTTCAATCGCGGCTGGACGGCGGGCTATGTCGGTGGTGATGCGGTGGTTCTTTTCGCAACCACTCACCCCTCACAGGCTGGAAACTGGTCGAATATGCTTTCTCCAGCAGCGGATTTGTCCGAGCAGAGCATTGAAGACTTGGTCATTCAAGTGTACGGGGCGACCGACGATAAGGGAAATATCATTTCCCTTACGCCTGTTTCCTTGCATGTTCATCGCAACGATTGGTTCGAGGCTCATCGAGTGCTGAAATCCGTTAAGCAGTCCGGGACCGCGAACAACGACACCAATGTGCTTCGCGATTTGTCCGTATTCCCACAGGGGATAAAGATGAATCATTATTTTACCGATACGGACGCCTTTTTTATCAAGACCAGCGCCCAAAATGGAACGAAGCACATGCAACGTCGCAAGGTTGAAGTCGCCAAAGATAATGATTTTGATACTGAAAATCTGAAGCACAAAGCGACCGAGCGGTATGTGTTCGGCTGGACTGATCCTCGTAAGTGGTACGGCTCACAGGGAGCGTAAGATACAACAATTTAACGGCTGGCGCGGGGCTTCCCGGCTCCGCGCTACCTTCTGAAAGGTGGCTAAATGGGAAGATCTTATTTCACACCGCTTATTCCCGCTCTTGGCTTGCAAATGTACGGTTCTCCGGGTTTGCTGAGCCAGGGCAAGGCGATTTTCGTTAAACCTCGAACCGGAAGTGATTCTAATCACGGCTTACGTCCCGACCGGGCGGTTAAAACGCTCAGTAAGGCGCTTTCTCTCGCTACGGCAAATCAAAATGATGTTGTTTATATGTACGCCGAGGGCAACGCTTCGGGAAACACAGCGGCAACATACTGGACTACGGATTATCAATCCGCAACTCTTGACTGGAATAAAGATCATGTGCATTTGATCGGCGTGAACAATGGCGGATTCATGTCTCAGCGGTCCAGGATAGCCTTTGCGTCCACTTACAACACGGCAAGCAACCTTTTTACCCTTTCCGCAAACGGATGTCTTATTGCGGGGCTGGAGTTGTTTGCAGGCGTAGCCGGAACGAACCCTACAGGTTGCTTCAAGGCGACCGGAATCCGTAACCGGGTTGTCAATTGTATGATTGCCGGAATCGGCGCTGATACGAACGATATTGCCGGGGCATACTCGCTTTATCTTAATGGAGCGCAGGAAACGAGTTTCGAAGAATGCCAAATCGGGCTTGCAACCATTGACGCAGGAACGGCGGCAAATTCCGAGATTTTGATTGCGGCTGGAACTAACGGAGCGGTCAAAAATATTCAGTTCGTTGGTGGCAAGGTGTACCGGCGTATTGAACATGCCACACAGCACCCGTTAGTAAAGATTGCGGCGGCGGCTTCAATTGACAATCTTATCGAGTTCAAACGCAATTTCGGATTCGTTTCATTTTCAACGAACGACGCTTTTTCAAACGCTTCGCCGTTTAAGTTTGTGGCGCAACCGACGCAAGGAAAGATCATTGTTGATCCTACTTGCTACATGACCAATGGTGTAACGGCTGGAAAATGGGACGTTGACGATTACAATTATATAATCGTTACCGGCTCCCCGACTCCTGCCGCCGATACCGCTCAAATTGGCAGATACGTTTAGCCTTTAACCCATGCGAGGTTTCCAACGTGACGTACATTACAGGCGGTAATTGGGTCATATGCGACGTTTGTGGATCTAAAATTAGAGCTTTTCACGCTCGTCGCAGATATGACGGTGCTCTTGTTTGTCCTAACGATTGGGAACCTCGCCATCTTTTAGATTATGTTCGCGGTATTCCTGATAACACCGCTGCGAAAGTAACCTCTCCCGAACAACCTGACAAATTTCAGTATCAAACCGTTCAGTATGAAAACGGTATTCCGGTACTTGATGAAGACGGTAATCCTGTTCAGTTTTTAAGTCCTGATAACACACTTGATATTGGACAAAACGAATGAAAAAAATTGCATTCTTATTTATAATTTTAATTCCCGTTATTTGCTTTGCTCAATTCGGTGGGGTATCACCTACAGTAAACACTAATCCTAAAGCAACGGTTACGCCGTCCGCAAGCAATATTCCCCAAGCTGACGCTAACGGCAAACTTGACCCGGATTGGTTGAATACCGCTGATATCGACCACATCGGAAATTACGCAACGCTTAACGCGGCAATTACCGCTATCGGTTCTACTTCAAAAGACTTGCTAATAGACATTGAAACCAACAGTATCGGACATCATCATGTTCCCGCAAATATTCGCCTTGTGGTGGCTAAGGGAGGGTCCATCAACACTATCGGTGGACCCTTGACGTTTGACGATCCGGGTTCGCTGTCGGCTGGACGGTATCCAATATTTACCGGGACCGGATATGTTCGCGGTCTATCCGAGGTATATCCCGAGTGGCAGGGTGCGATTGGTGATGGGGTTACGGACAGCACAACGGCTTTAGCGAGGACTGCATCGAGTGTGACTTCGGGTGGTTCGATATCTTTAGCAGGTAGATATTTTACCACCGGCACGATAACTTTTTCAAATCCGGTTTCTATAATAGGCCAGGGCCGGGGTACAGGATTTGTGGCTGCTTCCACGATGGGGGCTACAACGGATGTTCTTCTCCTTCAGCCCACAGTCACCAATGCGGCGTACAGGCTTCAAGATTTTGAAATTCTTCCGGAATCAGGCACTCCGGGACGGTACGGTATTCATATGGACGGTTCATTGGGAGAGCTTTGGAATACCGTAGTAGATCATGTGTTTATTGGGAATCATGGGAGCTATGCTATCTATGCAGATGGAAGTAAAAACAGTAACGGAACACCTATACTATCCACGATTCAAGAATCAATTCTTGTGGGTGGGGTTGCCTTTGCTAATTGCGGGGATTCGGTAAGTCTTATCCACAATGGGATAACTGGTCCGGGTTTGGGAATTGACGTTAATTTCCAGGCAGGGGTAACAACATTTAATGTTAATCGCAATAGCATTACCTCTCTAGGAGGAATCAGAATAGGAACCGGATCACTTGCCACGCATATAGTAGGCAACGAGTTTGAAACTCCGGTTGGGTTCACGGGTTCAAATGGTGCTGTTATAGATCTCAATGGCGCGGCTGGAAACGATACGATATCGGGTTGTCTTATCGCTGACAACAGCATTCAGGTTCAACCGGCCATCACTTCGAACGGGGTTCGTGTGAACTATGCATGGAGAACGGACATACACGGTAATAAGTTTATCCGTGGAGCTACAACTTCGAAGGATATCATTGTAACTGCAAATGGTATCGACACGATGATAGGAACAAACATATGGCTCAGTAGCACACCGTTTGCTGATATGATTTCAAACGCTGGAACGAGAACAATGCTCGCCACGGAATACTATGGCATGTTCCTGCTTGGAAATACAACAACAATCGCGGCAATAGACGAATCAGGAGTACCGAGGGCTTTACTCGGCATGAACGCTGACGGAACAGATTTTCTATATGGATATCACGGCAGCGTGGCTTTAATGGGGGCCAATGGGGTAAATTATTTATTCGACGGAAGTGGGAATATAGCTTTTGCGGTAGGGGGTGCTTTAAGTTCCGCTCCGGTCGAAGGCACAAAAACCTCCATAAGTCAGCTATACATTAAACCGATTACCGCAAGTTCGGCGATTAACGGGGGCTTATTTGTGGATGTAGCTGACGGAATATTAAAGTACAAAGACTCGTCTGCTGCTGTGCATAGTCTATATTGATCTATTCATAAAAGGCCGGAATACGAATAACAAAAGGATACTTTATGACAACATCAGGTGTCTACAGTTTCACAAGAAACCGAAACCAAATAATTACGGCAGCATTGCGAATTGTCGGAGCCGTGGAAACGGGTCAGCCGGTCTACCCTGAACAAATTGAAGACACCGCCGAAGCTCTTAATATTTTCATAAAAGCTATTAGTCCTGAAATTGGTGGATTGTGGGCAATAGCTGAAGTTGTTATCCCGCTTACTGTGACTGATAAATATTACTTGCTAGGCCCTTCCAGCGTTCCGGCAATACCTAAACCGCTTGATATAATTGAAGCTAGACGGCGGGATGCCTACGGAAACGACACGCCATTAACACCATGCAATCGAGACGACTACATGATTTTAAGCGATAAAAGTTCGCTTGGAATTGTTAACCAATATTATTATCAACCGACGCTTATAAACGGTCTTTTATACGTTTGGCCAGTTTCGGCTTTAGCAACGGATTCTATTGTTTTATCGGCTAAAATTCCTTTTCAAGATTTTGTTTCAATGCCCGATAACGCTGACTTTCCGCCCGAAGCGTTGCGAATGTTAAAATGGGGGCTTGCCGATGAAATAGCTTTAGAATTTTCGGTGGACACTCAAAAACGATCTGAAATAAAAGAAAAAGCTAAAGAATATAAAGAATTGTTTAAATTTCATGATACGGAAGTTTCTTTTAATTTCGCCCCTGAATTTCGGAGATAAACAATGGAAAAGATTACACAAGGTCGAGACATTTTCAGGAACGCTCTTTTAGGTTCTATTCAAAACGCCGCCTATACCAACAACGTTGCTTTAGTTGCAGGGGCCGCGCAACACACTACAATTCCGACCGGGGCTGACTTGGTTGTTTTCGGTGCTCCTGGTGGTGTTGATGTTTACGTTAAAATTAAAGCCGCAAATACTGATATAGCGGTTCCGGCTGCTAACATAACGGACGGAAGTTCCCCGGAGCTTAATCCCGGAGCAAGATCAATACGAAGTACGGACAAATATATCTGTATGATTTCTCCGCAAGGTGGTAATATAACTCTAGCCTACTTTTCGGCGGAAGTGAGGGTATAAATGAAACGATTTGTTTTTATATTTTTAATGTTGTTTGCTGCTTCGGCTTACGGGCAAGATGTTTACCATCAGAATCGCGGAGGCAGCGGAACCATTTCACACAATCAATCCTCGCAAACTGACTGGGAGTTTGGTGCAATAAGTATATTGACTACGGGGTCAACTGCCGGTGTATTAAACAACGACGCGTCCGGCAACGTCCTAAATACTGCCGGGGGGTTCAAGGGTAAGATCATTTCAACGGGCGGCGGGGCTTTGGGTGATTTGTTTCAGGCCGGTCTTGATGGATCTTCCGTTATATGGTTCAGGATCGGCTCAACAGGTGCTCCGCTATGGTGGAATGGGGCTTCTTATCAAGGATATCCGGTTCTCTCTGCGCCTAAAGCCTCTCCGAGCTTCACGGGTACAGTAACCACTCCAGCAATCACGGAGACAGTCATTTCTGGAGGGACCTGCTCAACCTCATACACTCCTGATTTGACAGCCGGAACCATGTGGACCCTTACGCTCAACGGAGCTTGCAAACTTAATAATCCAACCGGGATAGCTGCGGGTAAGTCATTCACCATAAAACTTACTCAATCCAGTACGACAGCCCCGACTTTCGATACAGACTATAAATGGGCGGCGGGGACTGCCCCGACCTGGAGCACAAGCGCAACCAAATACGATGTTATTTCCTGTGTGTCCTTTGAGGGGACAGCTCTGCAATGTGGAGGACTGATCGATGTTCGCTAAACGAGTATTGCTCGCGCTCCTGTTGGCTTTGTCATTGGCGTCATCGGTGTTTGGGCTCACCGCCGCCGAGAGAATGCTGTTGGTGAGTAGTGGTATTCCTGCAAGTTACACGTTTGCCTATAAAGACAAGCAGGCTACCACTTCTGCAGGGGATACAATCTCACTTTCCAATGTTGCGGCTGGAGATACCATTGTTATATCGGTATATCAGGGGAATTATTCCTCAGGATTAACATCAATTTCGGATGGTACTACCAATTTTACTTTAACTCAGGTAACTAAACTTTCAGCTGCAAATTATTATTTGCAATTAGGATATTTGGAATCCTCCTCAGCAACCGGCACTGTTACTTATACATGCTCTCCGACTGGACAGGCCCAGAGAATAAGCATAATGAGATTTACTAAATCCGGTGGAACTGTAAGCATAGACACGTATAGTAACCCCGGCGCGCAATCTAGTGGATCTCAAGCTAACGCCACTTCGCCAGCAATTTCGACTTCCGGAAATGATCTAGTGATCGGGGTTACCTCAAACAACGCTAATAGTGCTACGAGTCCGCTAATAGGGGGATCTGCGGCGGCTGGTAGCGTTGGTAATGCAGCGTATGATTTTATGTTTTACCAGATTTACACCTCCGCGCAGTCCAATATAACCGCTTCGGTTACGCAGGCATCCGATTATTGGGCGGCGATGATCCTAGCCTTGAAGGTGCAATGATGAAAAAAATATTATTATATACTGTAGCCATTTGGTTTTTATGTTTAACCACAATGAGTATTTATGCAGCTACTCCGAGCGTATCAAGCGTGTCGGGTTCAATCGCCACGGGTCAGATGCTTACTGTTACTGGGTCAAATTTAGTGGCAGAGGATAAGACTAATTGGGATACGAATTTCATAGGGGACACTGGAGGTTTTGAAGGAACAAATATTGTTGCCGATGGATACACATTCCCAAGTTCCGGAGAACTTCCTTGGCCCCCAATATATGATTTATCCGTTAAATTGATGGGCAACCAGAGCGTAAAATTTCACATAGAGGGTGCGAATTCTGGCGAAAATGTTAGTTGTTTAGCTGCTGACTGGTGTTCCAGTGCAGAGCACCGAAGTTATGGTTGTGCAGATGCAGGGACAAGTAAATCTTGCAATACGTCTAGCTGCACCGCCTATGGAGTGCCTGAAGCATGTTGTTTAGCGTATCATGTAAGTTTAACTTGTCCACCAGCATCAGGAGTAACAACGTGGCGTCCAAATAGTTATATGTATAAAAAATCAATCCTTTTAGACGAAAACAATACTGGTGATTTATGGTATAGGTGGTATACCAAATTTGACTGGAAGGGCGGTACGTTATGGCCGTATTACATGAAACACTTTTATTCTCAGGGAGATATAATATATCTTGACACTTCAAACTCTTATCAATCAATAGGTTCAAATGGAATGCCATATAAGTTTGCTCCAAAAATAGGAGCTAATGGATATTTGACGGATACGTTACCTGACGGATTGTTAAGAAATAATGTATGGTACTGTACAGAAGTGCACTTGAATGATTCAGCTACTGGTCCGAATTACGAAATATATGTAAACGGGATATTAGTTTTTACTAATAGTCAATCAGGTGGTGGTGCAAATGGCCAATCAACTCCGTGGATAGGAATTACTAATTACAGCCAATCTACTAATACAGACACAACTCTTGACATTGACGAGTGGTGGGATGGTTATGCTATATCAAGTTCCAGGATATATCCTGCCGCTATGATCGAAATTGGTAATAGTCCCACATATGGGCAAGGTTCGGAAAAACATCAAGATCCGGTATATTTAAGCGATACGTCTATCCAATTTACGGCGGATTTGACGGGCCTTGGAAATGGGCCTTATTATTTATGGATCACGAACAATCAGCAAAACACGAATACAAGTTATTTGTTGGGGGGTATTTACTATACGGTTTCTCCTTCAGCCGGTGCTCATGGCTCAATCTCCCCGGCAACTCCGCAATCGGTTCTAAGCGGAGCAACTACCACTTTCACGGTCACGCCGGATACAGGATACTCAGCCTCGGCAAGCGGTTGTGGCGGAAGTCTTGTTGGATCGAGTTACACTATTGCATCGGCGAGTGCTGACTGCACCGTTTCAGCAACGTTTACCGCAATCTCATTCGGATGGTCGGCAGGATGGCAATCTGGGAGATAGACCACTCAGTGAAAAGAACTATGTAACCAAGCGACAATTTTAATAGGACATTTTAATGCCCAAAATTCCTTTTGTTGGTAGACCCTATTTAATTCAATCGCCTTTAGTCGATACCAATATGTATCTTGATCTGGATATCGAAACTAAAGAGCAAACGCTTTATATGCGTCCAGGATTGTTGCCTTGGCTTGACATTGGAATTCAAGGCGAACTTAGAAATATGTTCGCTGCTAAGGGATTTCTTTATGTTGTCGTTGGTTCATACGTTTACAAAATAAATGCATCTTTGGAAACAACATTTTTAGGAAATTTAAATACATCGTCAGGTCACGTTTGGATTGAAGCAAATACGCATCAAATAATGATTTGCGATGGCTTTTGGGGATACTTAATAGATGTATCCGAAACGTCGCTTTCTTCGTCGTCATGGTCGCTATATGGAACTACGACAAACGTTTATCAAATAACACTTTCGAACACGGAAACACCTACATTTGTTTATGACGTTGATAACAAAACCGTTTTAATAAATCAATCGGAATCGCTTTCTTTAATTGATTTAGGACAATATCGTTATGAAAGCCCGTATCTTTATGTTTGTTTATCAACAGGCCTTGCTCCTGGCAATATTGTAATAAATCAAGCTTCTCCCGATGGATTTACGCAAATAAATAATCCTAATTTTTTAGGCGGTGGTTCGCTTGCCTACATTAAAAGCTATTTCGCCGTTCACTACGGAAATCAATTCGCCGTATGCGATCCGAATAACGGTATAGTATGGGACGCGGCAAATATTGTTCAAAATCAAGATTCTGACGACATCGTAACGCTTTTTGGAGATCACGACGAACTTTGGATTTTTTGTAAAAGATCGGGGAGAGTATGGTACGATTCGGGGGGTTTTCCTTTTCCTTTGGCTCAAGTTCCCTCCGGTAAGTTCGAAGTTGGTTGCGGGGCGGCGGCATCTCCCGCTAAAGTGGACGAATCAATTTATTGGCTGGATAACAACGGCCAAGTAAGAAAAGCCGTTCAATATAGCCCTCAAGTTGTAAGCTCCCGTCGAATGGAATGGAATATAGCGCAATATCAACGAACTGACGACGCTATAGGATGGAAATCTTCCTTTGAAGGACGCGAACATTACAATCTTTCCTTTCCCTCGGCAGGAGCTACCTGGGTGTTTTCTCCGACGTCTCAACAATGGCATAGACGAACGAGCCGAGGTGGAACCGGAAACTGGAGAGCTAATTGCTGTGTTGAATTTAACGGAATGTGGCTTGTAGGAGATTACGAAAATGGAATTATTTACAAGTTAGATTCTGATACGTTTGACGACAACGGCGAAGAAATTGAACATATTTGGACGTTTCCGAGTATTGAAGAAAAGGGAAAACGAATTCCCCACAATGTATTTGAAATAGTTATTGAAGCCGGAACCGGTAATCCTGACGGAACCGAGCCTAAAATAGCTCTTTCTTGGTCAAATGACGGAGAAAAAACTTTTGGCAATGAAGTTTGGCGGCAACCCGGAAAAATTGGAAAATACCGAAACCGGGTTAGATATGACAGATTGGGTCAAGCTTATCAACGTACTTACCGAATAAAGCAAACTGATAAATGCAAAACGGTAATACGAAATGCATTTTTAAACGAGGACATTTAATGGCTATAAACCAAACTAAAATAGCTGGTGGCGAACTTCATGGATTGTCTAAATCTTTGCAAAAGCTGATGCTTAATTTAGTTAATAATTCAAATGAAGCTGCGAGCACAACGGACGTTGCCAACGCTATAAAAAATATGCCGTCAGGAACCGCAAGCAACGATTTATTTTGGCGGGGAGATAGTTCATGGGCCAAACCGAATCTTGATAATCAATCAAATTCTTTAGATTCCGATGTCGCTCTGACACTCGCTGATACGTATTATGATGGGCCGACTTTAGATTTACCTTCCGGTATATGGCACGTTACGGGGTCAGTGTTTATAAGCGGCCTTGGAACTAATTGCGGTCAGGCTAAGCTGTATGACTTGACGAACGCCTATGCTTCCGGGGAAGGGCCCGGCGGAAGATGCTCTATTTTTTTGAATGCTATAATAGCCCTTTCGGAGCAAACCGTTATTAAATTAGCGGCAGCGGCCAACGCAACCGGGGCAACCTTAAAAGCGGCCTTATCTGATAATCCTGTGGGCAATAACGCCACGTATTTGATGGCGGTGCGAATTGGTGATTGAGGAAATAACGCTTACTGAGCACATAGCTGAAATGTGGATACTGTTTAGTATGCACAGAGAAGAACTTGCCACAAATAAGGAATTGATGGTTTTAAAGCCCGATTGGGATTCTTATAGGTTTTTGGAAAAATCCGGGAAATTGATGACTTTAGCTGTAAGAGATAACGGCGTTATTGTTGGCTATACCGTAACGGTTATTTATAAAAATATGCATTACTCTGATTTAATTGACGCCTTTGTTGATGTTTTGTACCTTCATCCAAAACGACGTAAAGGCAGTTTAGGAATTCGCCTTATACGCAAGACCGAGGAAGAAGCCCGAAAAAGAGGCGCGAAAAGATTAATGCTTCATGGTAAGCCCGATACAGTTTTTGCTTTATTAATGCCAAAATTAGAGTATTGTGTGCAAGACATCGTTTTCGGAAAGGTGCTTTAAATATGGGCGGAGCAATTGGCGGTGTGATTGGAGGCATTTTTGGATCAAGCTCGGCGTCTGACGCTACTAACGCGATGGTTAACGCCACTACTCAGGCTAACGATCTTCAATGGCGGGAATACCAGCAGACTCGAAAAGATACGGCTCCTTGGAGGGAGGCTGGAAAAGCCGCCGTCGGCCAGCTTTGGAATAAAGTACAGGCCGGGCCGGGAGATTATAAGCAAAGCCCCGGTTATCTTTTCAATCTCGCGCAGGGAACCGGGGCAATGAACGCTCAAGCCGCCTCAACCGGCATGCTCATGTCCGGGCAGCAGCAACAGGCTTTGAATGCCTACGGTCAAAATTATGCCTCCAACGATTATTCAAATTTTCTGAATAGATACTACCAATCACTTACCCCGTATCAAAGTGTTGCGGGATTGGGGCAAACCGCTGTCGGCCAAACTAATCAAACCGGAATGAACGCTGCAAACAATATGAGCCAGAACACGCTTTACGCCGGGCAAGCTCGCGCTTCCGGCTACATGGCTCAAAATTCTATCATGCAGCAGGGTCTTGGCAATCTTTATAATTCCGCGAGTAATGGAGGAATGGGCGGGCTTTCATCCCTTTTTAGCGGTAGCAGCGGATCGGGTTTAAATAATTATTCTGGAAACCCTTATGTAACTTTTTAGGAAATTATTATGGACTATACAATTCCTAACGCGCCTGATATGCACTTGTTTAATTTAGCCAGTGCCAAAAAAGATGTTTCCGATCAGAAAATGAGCGAACTAAAGCAGCAAGCAGGTGCTTTGGAATTGGGCGTTAAATCCCTTCAGTGGATAAGCGGCCTAGACCCTCAGCATCAGGTGAGCGCCTATCAGGATATGCGGCAGAACCTAAAAGGCAAGCTCCCAGATCAGTATTTGCCGGATATTCGAGACCCTGAAGTTTTAGCGCAAATACAACCGCGTATGCTTCAAGCCGGTATGACCTTGCTTGAAAAATTGCAAATGGGAAAGACTCAAGCGGATACGGAAAAAATCCGGCAAGAAATTAATTTAAAGCCTAAGGAATTGGCTTTAAAGCACGAAGAAACTCAAAGCCGTCTTGCCGAAACAAAATCCAGAGATGAAAACGCGCATCAAGATAGGTTATTTGGCATTGCCACACACGCTCAAACTGCAAAAGAGGGACAAGAAAATATAGCGGCAATTGCCGGTTTAAAGGAAGCCAATAAATCCCTTTCGGGTAAGCCTACTTTTGAGCAGCAAGCGGCTATCGACGCTTTTACTGAAGAAAAAGGGCGCGAACCGACAAAAGCTGAATTGCCTGTAATTTTGAATAGCGCGGCGGGAGAAAAGAAAGCCGTAACAACTTCAGCGGGAGCTAAAGCGACCCGCGAATCTAAAATGATACTTTCCCCGGCAGACCGAAGTTTGGCCGAGCAAGTGGCGGCTGGAACAATGGCGCCATCGCAGCTTTCAAAGCGAAGCGAGAATTATACGTCAATTCTTGCCGAAGCCAAAAATATAAATCCTGAATTTGACGCTAAACTTTCCGACGCTGAAAAACAACTTCTCGGAAATCAGGCTTTCAGAAGTCGCGGTATGACTCTTGAAATTGTTCCAGACCTTTTGAATAACGTTAAAAAGGCCGGGGAAAAACTCAAGTACAGCGAAGTCCAGTTTATTGGTAAAATAGAGCAATGGAAAAACGGCCAATTAAACGATCCCGACTTTATAGAATACATGACTCAACGCAATGATGTAATCTTGACACTGGCAAACGTTATGCGCGGAGCCGGGGCAACGGATCAGTCGCAAAAACTTGAAGAAGAAGCGTTCAGGCCAACACTTGCCCCGAAAGCTTTAGACGGATGGGTAAACGGCCAGCTTAAAGCCGTTGAGCCTCGCATCCGGCAGTATGAAAAAGCCACGAGCGGCAGGGACAAAGAAAAACCAGCAAGCAAACCCGCCGCTAAAAGTTCCGCTGACGATTGGTCGCAATTCTACGGGAAATAATTATGTTTGATGTAGACGCAGCAAGACAAGCCGGTCGAACCGACGAACAAATTATGTCGCATTTGTCGTCACAGTACGATTTTAATACGGACGCCGCTTTAAAAGCCGGTAAAACCCCGGATCAGATTATCTCTCATCTTGCCAATACCGGCCAAGCTACGATGAGCTATTTACAGGCTAAGGGCTGGACCAAAGAGCAAAGCGCCGGTATTGTGGGCAATCTTCACGTTGAATCCGATGGCATGAAACCTTTTGTGAATGAATACGGCAAATCCGAAGGCAAAGGGGGCTTTGGTTTTGCTCAATGGACCGGATCAAGACGAGCGGAACTTTTCAAAAGAGCCGAGGAAAAGGGAGAAAAACAGCCGAGCATTCGGACGCAACTTGATTTTTTGAAAAGTTCCGCTCG